TCCGGCGCACAGCCAGTTGGTGGGATTGACGATGTTGGCGCCGACAGCCGACAGGGCGCGGCTCGTCGCCGTAATCCCGCCAAGCACGACCTTGCCGACAAGGCAGATTGTCCCGTCCTTCATGACAATCGACGACTTCCCGCTCGGGTCCGTGATCATCACCTGCTCTTTGGTCATCTCGAACAGGGCGCCGAATGCCGCGATCTGGATCTTGTCGTTCTTGCCGTCCAGCGTGAGCAGCATGTTGTGCCCGTCGCTGTCCTTCGTCATGGCCGCGATGTTGCGCGTTGCCTTGCACTGGACCTGCGCGCTCGCCGCCGGGTCGGTCGAGTGCAGGGCCGTGTCGCCGGGCTTCAGCTTGCCCACCACCGAGGCGCACCGGCCATCACGCCCGCCCACAATCACGCCGTCCGTGTTGCCACAGTTGCGCGAGATGACGCCCTCGGCATGTCCCGCGTCGTCCGCCGGGTAGGGGAGCGCCGTCACGCCTAGGCACATGGCCGAATCGACCGCGCCGAACTCCTCCACGTCGGTCGTGCCGACCTCGGCGCTCAGCGGCACGGTCGCGCGAATGAGCGGGAGATTGGTCTTGGGGTCCAGCGTCGGCGCGTCGAGCGTGACGATTTCGAGTGCACTCATGACCCACTCCTCAAACGATGAACGTGTAGGGACGCCAGCACACAAGCGTCGTGCGGGCCGCCCCGTTCTCCACCTGCTCGAATGCCCGCCCCTCAATCCACAGCCGCTCGTTCACGCCCGTGATCTCGTCCGCCACCGTGATCATCGTGTTGGGCGTGTAGAACGCGCCGGTCACGGGGTCGCAGTGCCCCCGCACCACCACCTCGTAGTGCAGCGTGTTCTTGAGCCGCTCGCTCATGAGCCTGAGGCACACCTTGTCGAGTTGCGCCTTGCTCTTGCTATCGGTGTCGCGATGGTAGAGTAGGCGGTACAGCTTGTAGCCAGTCTTCGGCGGGTCCGTCGGCTTGATGCGGCCCGCGTGCACCAGGTCGAACTTCGACGATAGCCGCACGTCGAACTCGTGCACACTCTCCTCGCTGTTGCCCGAGTCCTGCGCTTCGATCTTGATGCTGGCGGCCGCGAGGGTCGCGAGGCTAATCCGCTTGACCCACGCGGTAGCGGAGGCAACGTCGGCGTTTACCTGGGCCGCCGACTCTTTGACCGCGTTGGCCAGGCCCGGCCACTTGACCTCCGCGACGGTCGGTTCCTTGGGCGTGCCGCTTGCACCAGACTTGCCGACCACGAGCAGGTGGGTCGGGAACGTGGACAGATCGCGCCGGGCCGTGGCGCTCAAGATCGTGTTGCGCTCGCCGGGCGCTTGCTTGAGCTTGCGCACCAGCGTGTAGGCCGACTCCTGCATGTAGTCGGGCTCGGACAGCATGACGGCGCCCCGGTGGTCGGCGCACTGGATCGTGACACCCTGGCGCGCGGCCAGCCTGTTGCAGAAGTCCCAAATCGTTTCGTTCGGGTGGACCTTCCAGTCCTCCAACTTGTTCTTGCGCCGGCTGCTGCTCGACTTCTTGCCCTTGATGCGAAACCCGCTGCGGATCTCGCGCATGCCGGCGTCCGCCTCGTCCACCACCTCGGTCACGCCGATGGGGCCGCACGCGAGTTTGAGCGCGTCCTCTAGCGATTGCTCTTCCTTGACCTTGAGCGTCGGGTCGGCCGAGCAGGTGACGAGGTCGCTCAGGTAGTCGCGGCCCGAGCACACGACGGTCGAATCGTCGCGCCGCTCCGTCACCTCGATGCGGCCGAGTAGCTGCGAGTGCCCGTCGATGAACAGCTCGACCGGCTGGAGCTCCAAACCGTCGACCGTGTCGCGGTCGAAGTCCGCGATGGTGAAACTGAAGCCGTCGGTCGAGGTCGTGTAGTTCGACTCGATCTTGTAGCTCTTGACACGATCGGTCTTGACGCCGATCGCCTCGAACGCGACGGCGAATAGCTGGCGCTCGCCCTGGTCAGCGGACATAGAAGTAGACCGTGGTCCCGGGCGGTACCGCGGGCGTCATGGCGAGCATGGGATTGAGCGCCAGAAACGCGCCAACCGTCATGCCGAACTGGCTAGCCAACGCGCTGATGGTCGACGCGGCGCCGAGCGTCACTTGCCCGATCTTCTTGCCGGGGCTGCCCACCTTCATCGCGAGCTGTACCGCAGCATCCTTCAATCGGATTGCACTTTGGCGCACCGGCCACGCCATCGGGTCTTGCAGCCGGTCGAGGGCGGCAATCGTCTTGTCGATTTTCGCGGCGGCGCCCGCCATCGCTGCGCCGAACTTCCCGGCCTCGAACTCGGCCATGCGCTCAAGAGAGTCGGCGAGCAGGAACGGGTCGATGGTCGGCTCGGGCGATTCCTCCTGCCCCCAGTTCACCTTCGACACGGCCTTGTCGAGCGCGCCGGATTCGTCGGTCGCCGTGTGGATGTTGATCGTAACCGGTTCGTCGGTGGCGTCGTCGTCGGGCGCGTACTTGAAATCGACCTTTACGTCGACGCCGTCGCGTAGCGCCGTGTCGATGTCGTGCGACCACGACGTACACTTCGCGCGGAACGGCCCCAGCACCGGGTCTACAAGGTCGCCGGTCGTACGGTCGCGGCAGGCCGTCAAGAACTTGGCAAGCGTATCGGTGAAGAGGTGCTTGTACGGTCCTTTCGCGACGCCCTCACGGAAAGGGATGTCGTACGAAAAGACCCAGTTCTCCAGGCCCGTCGCTTCGATGAGCTGCTTGTCGCGGTAGATGTAGCGATGCTCAGCTTCGCCCGACGCAAATCTCGCGGTACCGTGGCGCGCCGGCACGAGGATGTCGCGCCAGGATAGCCCGGGGAGGTCAGCGAGGAGGTCGGTGGACATTAGCGGTTCGTCGTCGGGCTAGTGCTCGGGCGAGTGAGCGACGGGAGCATGCCGAACAGGGCGCCGCCTCCGAGATTGCCACCAGCAGCCACGAGTGCGGCGGCAGCGGCATTGAGGGCAGCGGCAGCGGCCTGTAATTCCTTGCCGCCTTCGACCTTCTGTCCTTGCCCGCCCGGCAGCTTGCCGGCCAGACCCGAGGCGAATCCGCCTTTGAGCATCGACGGATCTTCGACCAGGCCGAGCATTCGCGCGATCGGGATGATCGGGCTGGCGTTCTCGTTCATGCTGCGAATGGCGCGCGCCTTCGTAACATCGGACACCGCACCCTTCGCAGCGATGTCAGCGTCGGCCTGCGAGTTGATGTCGGACTGTCGCCCGTATTCGTTCTTGATGGCGAATCCGCTAGCTATGAGAGCGAGCACACCAGTGCCAATCAGCCCAGCCGGGCGTCCCTTGCCACCACCCGCCCCCATGACCGGGTTGGTGCCGGCCGCGATGCTCTTGACGGCTGAGGCCCACTTCTCGCCGATGGCGGCCGCGGCAATCTCCTTGACGATGTATCCACCGACGAGTATGCCGATCCCGCTGAACGGGTTGGCAATGAAGAACGTGGCGACACTGGCGACCGCATCGGCCAACTTGCCAATGCTCGGCGTGAGTTTCTCAAGCTTGGGGATCAGCTTTTCGACCACCGGCAACAGGGCCGACCCTAGCGTCTCCTCCAGCTTGTTCATCGCGACGTCGAGCTTGCCCTGGTCGGTCGTGCGCACGGCCGTCGCGGCTGCCCCCACCTCGCCCTCCTCGAACTGGGCGCCGAGCCCGCTCTTGCGCAACGCCTCGTGCAGTCCTGCTCTCCCGGCTGCCGCACCTGCCGCCCCGCCACCGGCCGCGGTAGAGGCATCCATGTACGCCTTGCGCAACGGCTCCGCCATCATCATGCCGCGCTTGCCAAACACTTCGCCCCATGGGCGAATGTCGCCGCCCGTCGCACTGATGAAACTCGCCATCGTCTCGATCGGTCCTTCCTTCAGGCCGACCGCTACCTTCTTGCCGTTGGGGCCGATTCCGTACTCGAATGGGTCGATTCCGTACTTGCTCAGAATGGCCTTGCTGTTCTTGGCCTTCTCGATGATCTCGGCCTTCATCGTCTTGAGCGCGTGCATGGCGACGCCAGGATCTCCGCCGGCCTCCGTGCCGGTGCTCAGCTGCATCATGGCGCCCACTTCGCCCAGGTTCTTGATGAGGTCGCCACCGCCGAAGCCGCGCGCTGCCCCCAGCATGGGGCCCACGAGCTGCGGCAGGAGCTTGGGGTCGATGGCGCCGGCTTTCGACTGAGCGAATAGCTGGTCGAGCACCTTGCGCGTCATGTCGGCCGGGTCCTTGATGCTCGGGTCCTTGCCGAGCGTCGACAGCACCATGCCGGCCATGCCGCCCACGTCGCCCATCTCGGCTCCCTGTCCCTGGGCCAAGTCGGCCGCATGCGACATGAGTGCCACGCCCCCCTTGATGTCGCCGCTCTTGACCTGGACTGCGCGCAGGAACTCAAGCATCGGGCCCTTGCCCATGCCCGTGCGCGTGCCCTCGATCTCCGCCGAGCGCTGGATCATGCTGACGACCTGGCTGCGGCTCATGCCCCTGGTCGCGTCGGTGCCCATCGCCATGTTGGCCAGCACGGTCGCGTTGACCTCGGCCTTCATCTTCTTCTGGATGGCGTCTGCGGCAGCGATTCCGCCCACGAGCCCCACGCCCAGCCCCACGGCCGAACCCACGGCGCCCAGCCCCGACACGACGCCACTGCCGGCCGCCCCGAAAATGGTCTTGCGGAACTGCTGTTGCCGGCGCATCTGCGCATGCGCCTCGGACTGCAGCTTGCGCTCGGCTACCCGCTCGGTGCGCAGCTGCTCCTTGATGCGGTAGTCCGCGCTCTTGGTGTGGAGCTGCTGCCAGTGCCGGTCCTCGGCGACTTTGGAGCGAGCCATCGCGCGGCGCTCGGCCTCGGCAATGCGTGCCGCGGACTTCTCAGCAGCGACGATGGCGTTGCGCTCGTGAGTGACGCCGCCGCGGGCTAACGTACCGGGGCCAGCCTTGCCGCCCGTCCCGCCCACGCTGCGGCCCGTTTGCGCTGCCGTTCGCTCGATCGCCCTCGCGGTCGCGACGAACCTGGCCTCGATGCCGGCGAGCGCACGGAAGACGATTTCCTGGCCCGTGACGGCGAAGTCGTACTGAAGTAGCGCCATGACGTCAGTCCTTGCGCAGTTCCTTGGCGAGTTCGAGCGCCTGCGCCATGGTCAGCGGCTCCAACGGGATGGGCGACAGCACGGGCGGCAAGTCGGCTACCGGCTCGTCCGGCGCGTCATCGTCCTTTGGTGGCAATCCAAGGGCCTGCGTCACGGTAGAGTCGACAGCTGGCCACCCACGCGAGGATGTGCCAATCCCCCAGTCTTCGAGGAGCGACTTCAAAGTATCGGGCAAGGTCGATTGTAGGGACGCGAGGATCGCGGATAAGGAATAGGCCCGCCGCGCCAATCCAAGAGTAAGCGTCGCCAATTCCGGCAAGGCGACTCCCACTAAAGGGTTGGCGCTCGCCCCCTCGGTCAAGCGCTGGATCCAGGCCGTTCGCTCGGCATCGTCTGGCAGGCCGGTGTAGTGTGGGCCGTAGCGATGCTGCGTCAGCACGTAGGCCGACATGAGCGCGTTGACCTCGTCGGCGCTGAGCTTGCCCACGTCCTCTGGCGTGGCGAACCATCGGATGTACCGTAGCGCGCCCGTCGCCTCGCTACCCTCGATCGGCTTCTCGCTGCAGGCCGACAGCGCGATCACCTCCTGCGCAATGCGATCGGCCAGCACCTCGCGAGACGCGGCGCCCGCCTTCGCGTCCTTGCTGACCTTGCGCTGCGCTAGCCATTCCTCGCCGCGCAACCTGGCGTTGTGGTGCTCGTCGAGCGGCAGCACCATCATGCGGACCTTGGCGTCCACACCACGTCGCGGAAAGTCGAACACCTCGCTTGGCGCCGGCGTCTCCAGGAACTTGCGGAACAGCGCGCCTGCCGACACGTCTACCGGTGGCCCGCGTCGCCCCATTTCCTCGGCCAACCGCTCGTCACTCGGAGTCTGCATCGCCCCTACCCTCCAATCTCATGCTCGCTCACGGGCACGCCGTAAGCCGCACGAATGCCGCCCAGTATCGCCGCGTGCCGTTTGAGCGCGCCCGGCCTACACTCGGCCGCGTGAAGCTCGGCGCCGTCCAGCACCCACGACAGGATGATACCCCACTTGTCGGGCCGTTGCGCCGCATCGAGTGAGCCGCGCGACCACGCGCACTGGTACTCGCGGCACTCTGCCATGCGCTTGCTGTGGATGCCGCACCCGAGCTTGGTCAGGTGCTCACACGTCACGCCGCGCGGCTTGTCGAACGTCATGCACGCCATCCACGTGCAGCACTCGCGGCAGGCGCCGCATTGTCGATCCGCCATTCGCCCAACCTCTTAGCCAAAAGCCCCACGAGCAGCAGCGCGACGGCGCCGCCCGTGGGGCCTTGGTGCTGTGCTACCCAGCCGATCAGCTCATCGCGCTCGGCTCGCCTTCCCATTCGACGTTGATCTCGGCCGCGGCGTTGACGCTCTGGCCGAGGTCGCAGGTGATGATCTTGCCAGTGCCGAGATACGACACGGCGCCGGCGCCAATCTGCATGGTGCAGTAGGCGTGCGTCATGCAGAGCTGCTGGAACGGCGCCTCTGTGCCGGCCTGCGGGACGGCGCACTTGAGCGTGATGCCCGTCTCACCGGGGCCCGGCGAGAAGCCGACGAGTCCCTCGAGCGTCACGACCTTCTGCTCGCCGCTCGCGAAGTGTAGCCGGATCTCGATGACCTCGGTGAGGTACTGGCTGTTGAAGAAGACTGGTAGCTTTGCATGGTCCTGGAGAGCCATAGCTTATGCCCTTTCGGTGCGGCCGGCTCAGCCGGACGACGACTCGGCGATCTGGAACGTGACCTGATGCAGCAAGTCGATCGCGTACAGGTTGTAGGCCGTCTCGATTCGGCCCGCGTTGCTCGGGTCGATCTCGCAGTAGAGCGACGCCATCGTGTCGGCGATGTTCTTCAACAGGCCCGCGTTGTAGTCGCGCGTGATGCCGTCGCGCAGGAACGGCTGGAAGTTCCAAGGCGTCACGACGTTGGGCGCAAGCTTTTGGTTCGTGTTGACCTTGCCGGTCGGCAGCTTCTCGTCGGGTCGCAGCTTCTTGGCCCGGTAGCTCAGCCCGTAGTTGAGCAGTTGCGTGTCCGTGTGGAAGTCGCACACGCTCACGCGGTGGAACTCGACCACGCGGAAGTCGTCGAGCGTGCCGCCCGCCGCTTTGCTTCGGGTCGTGCACGCCATCACCACATACGAGCCCGAGTCGTTCGACGCGATCGCCGTGATGCCGTCGGTGATCGCGTCGTTCAAGTCGTTGCCGTCGGGCCAATCGCTGGTCGAGGCCGCCGCCTTGATGAGCCAGTTGCACGACTGGTCGCCGTTGTAGAGGTCGAAGTTGAACGCCGCGTCGATCTCGGTCTTGGCTTGCAGCGCGGCCGACCAGTTGGACGCGATCTCGGCCGGGTCGTGCTCGCTGTTCTTCTGCCACGCCATCGTCATGCGCTCGTAGTTCAGCGCGTTCGAGATGGTGGTGGCGGACGCGAGGATCTGCACGTTGGCAAACACGCCGACGCTTCGGAGCCCCGGGTTCGGCGCCGACTTGTTGACGACGTGGGTCTTGAGCGGGGTCAAGTCGGCCGTCTGCGTCAGGCTCGACACGATGAAGTAGCGTCGCGTCGCATTGATAGCGGCGAGCGCGGCCGTGAAGCCTGCCACCTCGGTCACGGCGCCGTCTGTGCCCGCCACACCGGGGGCAAGCCCAAGGGCCGCCGCGCTGTACGCCACGGTCACGCCGATGCCTGCCGTCAGGGTGCCGGCCCGCATGCGCAACGCGCTGATGGTCGCGGTACCCTGCGACGCACCCAAACACTTGGCCGTGAGCGTGACGACGCCACCGGCGTTGACCGCCGCGAGCGGTAGCCACGTCTTCGCGTTGATGGCGGCCGCGATGTCGTCCCCGAGCGTGGTGGGCGTGTGCGTGATCTTGATCCCGCAGGACCAATACTCGCCGCAAACCCACCCCTCGACCGAGCCGGTACCCGTGGGCGTGCCGCCGCCCATCGTGACGGTAATGACGCCCGTGGCCGCCACGGCGCCCGCGCCACTCGACGGCAGGTAGGGTAGGGCGTAGTGCTTGGCGTGCGGATTGGCCATGATGCCGAGCCGCAGGGAGCGATGAAGGGGCGCGCCGGCCCCAGCGCCGAGCACGGCCTCGCCCTCGTTCTTGATCGGGCCGTACAGCGTGGCGGCGGCCCAAGAGCCGCTCGCCGCGAGCTTGGGCATGCAGTGGACGATCGTGCGGATGCCCGCGCTCGCGCTCGACGGGCCCTGGCCGAACAGGATCTCGGCATAGCCGCCCGGTAGACGCCACGAGCTGGGGATGCCCGTGATTGGCTTGAGTGCCATGGTGCTACTCCTTCACGGGCTTCGCGACGCTCGCGGCCCGGGGTGAATCGGTGGAGGCAACCCAGGCACCGTCCACGAGCTTGATGGGGACGAACGGCACGCCGAGCGCCGCGGCCGTCTCCTTGTCCGCGGGCCACAACGAGCCGTCCCTCACGCACAGGAGCGCGATGCGCTGTCCGTGCTTGGTGTCGCCGTCGACCACGTGGGGCTCGGCAGTCGCGACGAACGCATTGTCCTTCGCATCGTACCGGCGGCCCACGTAGCTCGCGACCGCCCCCTTGTACAGGTGCTCCAGCGGCTCGCGCACGAGATGGTCCTCGCGCGAGTGAAACTTCAGCATTGCCATCGTCAGAACCTCGCAGCGAGCGCGGCCATGCGGGGCACCATGCGCTCTAGGAAATGGTCGGCACTTCGCGCCCAGGCGTCGTGCAGGAAGCTGTAGGGTCGGTTGCCCGGGTGATTGACCTTGTGCAGCGACACCCACGCGCCGATCTTCGCCCAGTAGAACGTGAGCATCGGGCGGCCCATGATGGTGTGGGGACGCGCGCCCTTGTCGATTGCGGCAGCGTAGGGCAGCCGGTTGAACAACTTGAGCGTGCCGCCGCGTGCCCCCATCGCGACCGTGAACTTGGTCTCGGCCTGCAGCTTGCCGGTGCGCGGGTGGAAGTGCGGAGTCGACCGCACGTGCTGCTGGGCGAACATGCCGGCGCCCACGAGCTCGTGGCTCACCATGTCGCGGTGCGCCTGCTTGAATCGGTCGTGCGCCAGCTTCAGCCCGTGGATGTCGCAGGTTGGCATCAGCCGAACTCCACCGGGAACTCGGTCCGCACGGTCGTCTCGTCCGGCAGCACGCCAGCCGGATCGCCTCCGAGCCCAATCGACATCGACACGCCCGTCAGGTCGGGATCCGCACCAGCGTCGCCGTACTCGTGCTCCTTCGTTTCGAGCTGCATGCTCAGCACGTAGACCACCTGGCCCTCACCCTCGGGACCCCACGTGGCCGCGCCCTGCTTGTAGCTCCTGAGGTACACGCTGGCGAAGTGACCTCGGCCGGGGAAGAACTGCAGCTCGCCCGCGCGGTAGCTGGCGTGGCCACGCTGCCGGATGACCAGCAGGACGGTGGCGCGCACGCCATTCATGATGGCGGCGAGCCGTCGGTAGTCCTCGGGCGACAACGGGCCCAGGATGTAGTCGATCCCCCAGGTCGTCGCCTCCTCGTCCTGGTCGAGCGTGTGCTCGGTGAACGTGCCTTCCTCGCGGTAGACTGCGAGGCAAGGGAAGTTGATTTTGGCCTCGCGCAGGACCGACTTGTCCGGAAGCGCGTACATCGAATCCTCGACCACCTGCTTGGTCGCCAGCGCGGTACCGGCCCGCGCGACGTTCCACGCGGCCGCCAGTTCCGCATTCAGTGCCGCGACGAACAGGGCGCGCAGGATGTCGGCGCCAGGATCCAGCGCGCTGAAAAGCTGCGCGTTCGTAACATCGGTCGCGACGACGGGGAGGGCGAGCTCGCCCACGCTTCTGTGCAGCGGCGGAAGCGCGTACGGCATGCCGACTCCTTAGAATTGCGGGGAGCGCCGGGCTGCCTAAATCCCAGCGCGGGCCTTCCGACCGTTGGCAGGCGATCGACCCCGCACGGGCTCATTCCGCCATGCCCATTCCGCACTCGCGGTGTGCTAGGCGGCACTACGGTTCGCCACGCATCCGCGAGGCGACCTGTAGAAAAGCAGCCAGGGCCACCGGGAGGAGGTGGGGGCGACGATGGCCCCGGCCGCAGGATTGTGGCCATTCGGCCGTTGTAGCGCGGGTCGGATTTGAACCGACGATCTCCTGGTTATGAGCCAGGCGAGGACTCCGGACTCCTCCACCACGCATCAAGTCTTGTCAGTCCGCCGCCCGCTCCAGGACCAAGATGTAATGGCAGAAGCGATCGTGCTTCAGGTTGTTCAGGCGGAACCGCGCGCCCGTCGCCGGGTAGTCGGGCCCGCGCAGCACGAATCGAACCGTACTGTTCACTGCCGTAGGATTCGGGTGCAGCGTGGCGATCAGCGTGCCGCCACCTGGGAAGTCGGGCGTGATGGGCCCCACCTCAACCGTGCCGTCCTCGTAGCCGCCGAGCGCGATCTCCTTGTTGGAGAGCCACCTGACCTTGGGCGGCTGGCCGTTCGCTTCCGTGATGACGGTCGTGATGACCGTCTGGATGCCCTCGCCGAACTCCGCGCCGGCCGAGCTGGTGACCTGCGCCTCAACCGTGTAGGGCCTGATGCCCATGCGGCCAGGAATCGCGCGGACGTGATTCGCCAGCCGCCTGAGCGGCATGCGCAGGCCGGTGCCGGGCACCTACTTGCCCTTGGGCTTCCGCACGTGATGCACCACTACCGTTCCGCCGGTGCGCGGGTGCGTCACGCGCGGGCTGCACCAGCACTCGCCGCCGTCTGTGTTGTGCGCGGGCTCGCCGTTCGGGTAGACGTGGACAATCTTCTTCATGATCGGCATCTACTTGCTCCTGCTCCTCTTCACGCGCTCGGGCAGTTTCTTACCCTTGGGCGTCTTGCTCTCGAACTCGCGCGCCACCTTTGGATCCTTCGACCACAGGGCCCTGCGCTGTGCCTTGCTGACCATCGGCATGGTGTCCTCCTAGTAGAGCTCGTAGCCGCTGCCGGCCGCCCCGCGCCGCATCTTGCGCAGGTACACGACGCCGAGCGAATCGGCTAGCTCCTGCCGCCAGTATTCGCGCTGAGCCGCAAGCGTCGCGCTGATGTCGCCGGCGGACTTGTCGAAGAACTCGATCTCGTCCACCTTCTTGACGCCCGCGGCCGTCAACATGGTGTCGCCCTGCGCATCGTCGACCGCGCGGATCTTGGCCAGGATGCCGCGCACGATGCTCAGCCCGCCCTCGACCGTCACGGGGTAGGTACCGGTGTGCGCCTTCGAGAGCGCGAGCGTGATGATGGGGGCGGCCATCGAGCGGACGGTCGCGACCTCTTGCAGATCGTCCACGTCCACCACCACGCGCACGCCGGCAGCGAACCCGGTGCCCGACGCCAGCGTGATGGGCACGGGCGTCGAGGTCAACGCCGCCACCACGGCCGTCGCGGAGGTCGTGTCGGCCCCCTCGGTCATGTAGGTGGCGATCACCTGGTTGAAGACTTCCACGACCGAGATGTAGGGAGCTGCGCCCGCCGCCAGGACGTTGTAGCCCAGCTCAAAGCGCAGCTTGGAAATCTCGCTCGTGGATAGCGGCATGGTGCCCTACGCGCTCTTGGCCGCCTGGAACTGGTACCCGATCCGGTACGTGTCGGCGATCAGCCCGTCCGCCACCTTGTTGATGACGCTCAGGCGAACGGCGGACAGCCCGTAGGCAGCTGGCGGAGCCTGTACGTAGACCTCGACCGCCGCGGCCGTTCCGGTCGTCACCACGATCGTCGCGGGGTTGGCAAAGTCGAGGATCTTGTACCAATGGGCGCCCGCATCATTCGAGCCCTGCCACAGCACCTCAAGCGTGAGGGTCGCCGTGTTGGCCACGAGCGAGGCCCACGCCGAAAGCGTGCCGTCCTTCACTAGCGCCATGTCCAACGTCGGGCCACCGGTGATCGTGGTCTTGGCAATGCCCGTCATCACCACTACCCCGGTGTCGGCGTAGAGGTTCTTCTTGAGCGTGCTCACGGGGCACCGTCCTCTTGCGCGAAGTTGTAGCCGATCGCGTACGTGTCGTTGACGGTGCCGGCGATGAACCGATTGCGCACACTGGCGCGCGCGTACAGGGCCGAGTAGACGCAGCCCGGGGCCCCGAGCACGACCGACACGGCGGCGTCAGCCGCCGCGGTGCCAGACGCCTCGACCACGGGCACGAAGTTGTCGCGCGTGACCACCTCGTACCAAGGACCGGCACCACCGACGTTCGAGATTTCCCAGAAGGACTCGATCGCGATGGTGTCGGTCTCGGCCTTGACGGTCACGAGCGCCGAGAGGGATCCGCGCTTCACCAGCGACATGTCGAGCGACGGCCCGCCGGTGATCGTGTCTTTCGCGATCGCCGTCAGGACCGTCGCTCCGGTCGCCGCGTAGTTCCAACGCTTGGTTGCCATCGGAACACCCCGCTACGGCAGCAGGTCGTCCTTTTCGAAGCAGTAGCCGATGCGGTAGGTGTCCGCGATCAGCCCGTTGGCCACCAAGTTGATGACGGACGCGCGCGCGTACCGCCAGCCGTAGATCGACTCGGGCGCGGGCAGCACCTGCGTCACGATCGTGGTCGTGCCGGTGGCCCACACGACCTGCGCCGCGTTGTTCAGCGGCACGAGGTTGACGAAGGTGGCGCCATCGTTGCTCACCTGCCAGAACACCGCCAGCGTGATGGTGGCGGTATCGGCCACGACGGACGCGAGGCACGACAGCGTGGCCGTCTTGACCTCCGACATCAGCAGGGTGGGGCCCGGCGTGGTCGTGCCCTTGGCGATACCGGTCAGCACGACCGTGCCGGTGTCGAGGTAGTTGTAGACCAGTCGCTCGCTTTGACTCATGGTCGTTTCTCCAGTGGGTCGCGCGGGCGCCTAGCTGTGGCGACCGTTGATGATGAACCGGTTGTCCAGCGTCGCGAGGCCCATGTACATGAGCCAGATTAGCAGCGCAGTTTCGCCGTAGTTGTCGTTCGAGCTGTTGGCGATGCGCGGCAGCTCCGCAATCCCCACGCCCACGGCGCCGGGGCCGAAGAACTGGTCGTGGAAGATCGGGACCGTCACGGTCGGGGACAGTAGGGTCGTGCTGGTGAACAGGTGCAGCCGGCCGAACGACTTCCAGTAGGAGCCCTGGAACGCCGGGTTGAACTCGGGGTGGAACTCGGCGAGCCGCTGGAAGCTCGCATCGCTCGACAGTTGCAGCTTGGTCGTCGGGTTGACGACGCCACAGCGGAACCCATCGTCGAACGTCGGGACGTTCAGGATGTCGAACGTGGTCTCGATGGTCTGGAGCCACATGGCCGACGCGGGGTAGTCACCCGCCATCACGGCGGTCGCGTCCGCAATCATGCCGCGCGGCCGCACGATCGTGCCGGCCAACTCGAACCGGTCGCGGAGGAAGCAATCCATCGTGCGCTTGTGATCCATCTCCAGCGTCTTGGCCGCGATCTGCGCCGGCTCGTGGATGCTGAAGTGGCCGTCGAACCGCGCGACGCCGAGGGGCCGCACGCCAACGCCCGGGGCCGCACCGAACGCCACGCCGTCGCTGTAGGGGCCGCCGTACCGACGCACGGTCACGGGCACCTGGTCGCTCAGGCTGTTGATCGGCACCTGCGAGATGACGGCCCCCTCGGTGATTTCGCGCACGAGCTCGGTGTGCACGGTCGTGGGGAAGTTCGGGCGGTTCAGGCGGATCGTGTGACCCGGCATCTTGCCCTGGCCAATCTCGGGCACCACCTGGATGGCGGCCGACATGATGGGATCGGCGAGCATCAGGCCGTCGGTCTTGACGTCGTACGGCTCGCCGTTGGTCCCGAACTGGCGGCCCGGGATCGGGAGGCCGACCGAGCTGCCACCCGAAAGCTTGGCATTGAGCGCGACCTGGAACATGCGCGCGTAGGGGAACTGGGGCAGGGGCGGCGTCAACAGCTTGGCGCTGGTGATGTCGTAGTACTCCTGCGGGAGGGTCATTCTGCTGGTTTCAGCCATTGTCCTTGCTCGCTACGGTTGTGCCCCTGCCAGTCTCTACGGCGGTCCTCGCCTACTGGGCCTTGTGGATGTGTGGGGCGATCTCTTGGTGGTCGACGAGGATCCTCGCCGCGAAAGTGTCACGGCCGGCCGACTTGTGGCTCTTGTACAGAGCCAACCAGTCGATGGGCTGGCCGGGTTGCGCCGGCGCGGGCGCCAGTGCGGTCGGAACGGTCGTGGCGGCCGCCGGCACGGTCGCGAGATTGGGCTTGGCCGTCTCGGCGCCAATGCCCGCGAGCACCGTCCAGGTGGGGCGGAGCGCGTTGATGCAGCTGAGTTGCTGGGCCTTGTCGACTGGCGCGATGTTCAGCACGGCCGCGCGCTGCCCGTCCGTCAACTTCGCCATCTCGGCGTCGGTCTGGGCATTCAGCGCCGACTCCAACGCGGGGATGCGCTTGACTTGCGCCTTGAGCTGCGCCATCGCCTCGTCGAGCACTTGGCGCTCGGTCTTCTCAGAGTCGCGCCGCTTCTTGAGGTCGGCAAGCGCGGCCGAGATGTCCTCCACGCTCTCGACGCCGAGCGACTTGAGCATGGTGCGCTGCTCGCGTTCGAGACGCGACTTGAGCCACGCGGGGTTCGGCTCGCCCCCGCCGGCCGGTTGATCGGGCACGGCGGGCGGCACCACCACTGCGGCGGCGGCCGGGGTTGCGGCGGGCGTAGCCGGGGGCGGAGTTGCAGTTGCGGGCGCGGTGGTCTCTTCGGGCTTTGCCATTGGCTGTCCTCGTGTCCACGCTTAACCGGGGTGGGGCCCGTGTGAGGGGTGAGCCGCCGGCACGCACCGGGCGCGCAGCGGTAAGGTAAGGGGTCGGGCGCTAGGCGATGAGCCGTGCGTACTCGACGCAGAACACCATGTCGCGCGTCCAGGTGGCGGCCGCGGCCCACGCGCCGTTGCCCTTCTCGGTGGCCTCGTCGGCTACCAGGATGTGGCACACGACCGTGCCGGCCGTCACGACGCAAGCGCCGGCTCCCACCTGCACGCCGTTGTCCAGCCCGCTGGACACGCAGCAAGCCTGAAGCGCCGTGATGGTCTGGCCGTCACGGAACGAGTTCTGAATCACGACGGTCGGGTTGAACGACACGCCGTCAGCCTGCGCGTACGCCGTCGCGTTGTTCGCGTTGACGCTCACGTAGCAACGCTCGATCGCCCACTGATGCGCGGCGATCAATTGGGTTCCCTGCGATCCGGTGACGGGCCCCGCGCCCCAGGCACCAGTGACTACTGCCGGTCCGATTGCCATGTGCTAATTCCTTGTTGAATGGGCACGGCTTCACCCGGCCCGAAAATTCGTTGCTACTCTTCCACGACCTTGCCGCGCGGTCGCTTGCTCGTCCTAGGCGCCGCCACCTCGACGGGCTCGGGCACGGCCGACATCACGGTCGCGACCGACCACGATGCCTCACCGCACGCCGGGCACACGCGGGCCTCGGCATCACACTCGGTGCCGCAGCACTGACAAGTCTTGGTCATGGCGTCCTGATCACTTCCCGAGCAGCCGCTTGAGCTGCTTGGCTTCGGTCTTGAGGGTCTCGCGCTGCGCTTCCACCTCGACGAGGCGAGCTCGGCATTGGTCGAGAAACGTGGCGGGGCCAGTTGGCGTCGCCATTAGCCACGGGCTCACCGGCGGCGCGGGTCCGGCGATCGGCATGGCGACCGGTGGCCTGCCCGCTGGCGGGGGCGTCGCAACACCCACGACCGTCGTGCCCACGTCATCCGTCGGTCGCGTCGGCTTCGTCGGTGACAGGCAAACGGGGCACCGGGCGATCGCGTTCGATGGCCGCGCGCAGTCGGTTTTCGCGTCGCTCATGCCACCGGCGCCTGGCTCCGTGTACGGCGGCACCATGCCGGCGCAGTACGCGCACCACTGCAACGTCTGCAACGACTCGACCTCGCCCCCAGCTTGCGGAGGCTGTACCTCTACCACCTCAGTCGTTTTCGCTTCGTCCACCGCTTCCTCCTTGCCGCGCCCCCGCGGCTACGCTGCTAGTTCGGCGAGCGACTCGCCCGCCTCCAGTTCGTCCGCCTCGCCCCCGCTCGACAGCAGCCACACGACGTCGAACCAGCAGAGGCACCGCGGGTGAACGTCGCCCGGCTCGCCGAGCTTGAAGTCGTCCGACATCACTACCATCTCGCCGTGTGCACCCGCGCACTGGTCGCACGTCTCCTTCTCGAGCGCGCTGCACCACACCTTCCACGGCACGACCGCCAGATGTTTGGTCAACGGAACGATGGCGCGCGCGACCGCCGACCGTTCGGCCGTGTAGGCCGTGCTCGCCTCGGTCGTGGCGTCCATCCGCAGGCGGAATAGCTGCGCCCCGTTCGCTTCCCCGATGGCCGCCCGTTCGCTGCCCGCCACGTCGAGCGACTTGCGTGCCGATGCCAGCCAGTAGCCGGCGAATGCGGCGGCCGTCTGCCGGGCCCGGCGCTTGTCGGCCGCCAGGCTATCGGCCGTTTCGATGTCGCGCCCCGGAATGCCCAACTCGTCAAGCATGCGGTCGCGCCCTGCTCGACGCGCCGCCCGCCTGCCCGCCAGGATGGTGGCGGCGAATGCCGCCGCGATGCCGCGTGATGCGCTCCTTAGCAGGCCAAGGCCCGACCCGGCGGCGTAACCCGTGCCGAACGCCAGCGCTCGCTCTAGCCCAGCCTGTAGCCTGCCCTCGGCCGTCAGGAGCGCGGCCGCGTTGTGCTTGCGCGAGATGACCAGGCTACGCTGTTGCGCTGCCGATAGGTGCCGCGTGTGGGTCGGTTGGCTCATCCCGCTCGATCCCCACACCGCAAAGGTCTAGGCCGAACGATCCGATCATCAAGTCGGGCTTGCCGTGGCCAGTCTCGCACCATTGGCGCAGGGCCGAGTAGTGCGGCTCACGTAGCCGAATCTGCTCCGGCAGCTTTCCCCGTCGCCTTGCCTTTCGGATTGCCAGGCGCATTTCCCGCAGCACCGTCCGGCCCAGCGTTGCTCTTGCCACCTCCGCGTTGTGCTCCTCCACCGTCGTCATCTTGCCCACCCATGTCCCCTAGAGCCGCCCGAAACTGCTTGGCCTTCTCTTCCGCTTCGTCCGCTAGCTCGTCGATGTACTCGTCGATGTTGCTTGCCGGAATGTCTTGGTAGAACGGCTCGATCCGTGTGACCGCCGTCTTGAGCGTGACGAGGCCCGCCTGCTTGTCGTCGCGCGCTTCCTTCGCCACCGTGCTCTTGTCCGCATCGGTCGGCGGGAAGTACGCGGGCCAATCGAGCAACAGGGGCGGGTCGAACCAGCGGGCCGTCCTGGTGCCGTCGCCGTTGTCGACCTCACGCACGAATCGCGCGAGCGTCTTGCCCATCGACTTGGCGCCCGCGAGGTACAGCGCGCCACTCGCCTGCGTCGCGTGATGCATGACGATCCGAAGGGCCAACCGAACGATCGGCAAGATCCAGCCGTCGCCGAAGTCCACGCGATAGCGGTCGCATCGGCTCAGCTGCTTCTGCATCATCCACTTGAGCGCTTCGCCTGACAGGCCGGTGAACCGTAGGCCGCCGCCCGCCTTGCCCGGCTCACGGTCGCGCACCCAGCCGAGCGCATCGGCGATCATCTCGCGCAAATCGTCACGGTCCATCGCGATGGCTTCGAGCGCCTCTTTCGGGAGCGTGAGGACCTCGACCTTCACGTCCTTGCTATCGTACCGCCAGACGACGCCCGGCCCCTTCTTGCGCCGATCGCCGCCCGCCTCGACCCCGCCCATTCCCCATTGCTCGTTTGCCGCCTTGACGTCTTGCGACTCGATGGGGTAGGGCGCGAGTCCACGGGCCGGTCGACCCATGGCCGTGGGGTTGTGGCCAGCCGCCACGCCCGTTTCGACGAACTGTGGGTCGCCACAGTACAGGGCGGCCCGGTTGTGCTGGCTGCATGCCCGGTTGAGCGCGTCGATTTCATCCAGCAGGTCGGCATGAATCGCGTGGCCGTCGCGCTCGCTCTCGGGCATGAGCTTGCGATCGAAAGCGTACCAGTGGGCCGGCACGAATCCGTAGCCGTGCTGCACGCTGCCCTTGCCAATGGCCTTCGCGTGCCACGTGGGTTCGGCGCCGTCGTCCTTCGCATCCGCCGGCTCGTACACCGTGTCGGTCGTGGCCGTGATGGTGCGGCGGTAGAGCTTGGCCTTCCGCTTCCACTTCTTCTCGGCCGCGTCGTACTCCGTGATGGTGTAGGGGTAGCGGATGTCGAGCTCGTCGAGCTGGTCGGGGTCGAGTGCATTCCACGTGGGAGTGCACCACTTGGCCGCCAGATTCTCCAGCACGAGCTTGCCGAGCTTGGCCCCAATGGTCGTCACGACCGTGCCGCACGACATGGCGGCACCCAGCGCCTCGTGAGCCGCCGACAGGGCGCGCGCATGTTCGGTCATGCCGTCGAGAAACTCCTCGGTCTCCTCGCGCTCGTCCTCCGCCATCGCGAGCGAGTCGTCCCACACGTCAGGCGCCGGCTTGGCGTTGCCCTTGGGCGAGTCGTCCTCGGCGGACTGCACCTTGATGGTGGGCCACCTGCCCTCGCCGAGTAGCAGGTCCTGGTAGCTCGAAATCGCGTTCGACGAGATGGGCTCGACCACGTGAGGCCCACGCTCAGCAAGCGGGACGTCGCGCTCGGGCCAGATCCAGTGTTGCATGCCGGCGTACTGCGTGCCAGCGCAGTAGTCCTCAAGCCGCGACAGCCGCACGTAGCGGGGCGACAGGTTCGCGCGTACCGCCTTCTGCGCCTCCTGCTCGCTGCGTTCGTCGATGTGGCTCGGGTCGGTCATGCTGCGGCCTTCCTGGCCAATCGCTCGTCAGCCCATCGCTTGGCCTCGTCGGCCGTCGCGTGTGCGCTTGGCTCACCGTCGAGGCAATCGGCTATCCAGTGGGCGGGCCATCCGAATCGTCGCGTGCCTGGGCTGTGCCACACTTTCGCGACGCACCCGCCGATGATTGGGTCGGCGCGCTCGAAGAAGTAGTCGGCCTCGTGCTCGCGCTTGCCCGGCACGTGCCGCCACGCGCTGGCCATCAACCCCACTCCTGCGTCGTCCAGGCGACACGCTCGCTCGACGGGAAGCCGAAGCGACCAACCAGGGCGTAGCGTAGCGCATCCATCGCGTGGTTGTTCTTGTCCTCGATCTCCTCGCCGTACCGGTCTGACTCGCCTCGCAATGGCTTGCGTCGGTACGTCGTGATCTCGTTCAACGTGTGGGCACAGCTCGGATCGATGTAGAGGCGCGACCAGCGGTGGTCCTGCTCATCCACCACGTCGCCGCGAATGAACAGCTTGTCGGCAACGCACGCGACTCCCTGGAGGATCTTGTTGTTCGCCCCCTCGATCGCGATGCCGACCTCAGACGCGAGCGTCGCGATGTTGGCGGGCTGCGACGGGTCGGCGTACCATCGGGCATCCGGATAGAGTTGCTTGATCGTGCGCGCCTTCTCAGCCCACTGCCCGACCGTGAGCTTAGGCGCCACGTCCTCGTGCATCACGTACGCCTGCGCGTCGGACCCATGGCCAACGATACCGATCACTAGGAAGACGCCCGGGTTCTCCCAGCCCCAGTCGACCCCCACCACCACGTCCGACAGCCGCGCGCTCGCCGGCAGCGCTCGCACGTGGAACGCCGGATCGAAGATGTCGTAGACCTGGCCCTCGCCAGAATCGAAGTCGCACTCCCACTCGCGCTTGAATGTCGAGGGCGTCATGGTGAGACGCTGCTGCTCGACGTACTCCTGGCTGACGATGCGCGGGCACTCGCGGTATGTCGCGTGCACCGAATGGTGATGCGCAAATTCAGGCTTGTCGCTCTGCCCACGCAGATAAAGCTTGTAGAGAAGCCCGTGCCGCCCACGGCGCGGCGTGCCTCCCACCAGCGTGAGCCTGTAGCTCCACCGCTCACTGAACCACGGGAGCGCGACCGACTCGTAGACCGACAGGTCGATGTTGTCGGCCTCGTCCAGCAACATGACGTCGCAGCGCTTTCCCAGTGCTGACTTGCTCGTGTGCTCGGCGGCGGGGAACGGCTTGATGATGCTGCCGCCCGGGAACCGAATCTCCAGCGTCGATCGGTTGACCACTCCGCCCAGGAACTTCCAGCTGCGGTCCGGCGCGCCGGGGTCGTCGCAGTCAAGCTCGCCGATGAAGCCGGGGTCGTAGATGTCGCGGAAGTGCTTGAGCGTGTCGACCAGGAAGATGATGCGGATGCCGCGCTGTGGCCCGTGCCGCACGCCATCAAACTTGGCGACGAGCAGCAAGGCCACGTGCCACAAGAACCAACTCTTGCCGGTGCCACGGCCCCACGCGAGGCACAGGGTCGTGCCCCACTTGAGCAGTTCGAGCGCGCGCGACTGCGGAGGCTCGAGGTCAAGCAGCATCGACCAGCTTGGCGTCGGCGCTCGGCGTTGGCCCTAGGTCCAGCATCACGCGCCCGCCCGAGGTCACGATCTCGATCGACGGCTTGCCCACCGCCACCGACTCGTCTTCTCCTGCCTTGGGACCGTACAGCCGCGGTGCAAGCTTTTCGAGTAGCCAGGCGCGCGCCTTCCAATCGGGCCCCCCCGACTTGGACGAGAGCACGCCCACGCGAACCTCACCCACCAACTCGACTACAGCCCCGGACCGAGCGGCCTCGACGCTGGACGCCCAGTCCACATCGGATGGATCGGCTCCGTCCTCCTGGGCTAGCCGGAGACGCGCGCGCACGCGGGTCGGGTCAAGCCGTAGCGACTTTGCCGCTACCTCCAGGAAGTTTGCGCCGCGAAGCAGCTCGCACAATTTCGGCAGAGCCGCGTCGAGCCTTTCCCTGTCGGCCTTCCCGATGGGCGCCTGTGCCATCCGTCTACCCGCCTGCCCCTCTACCGCCCGTTACCGCCGGCGTCGCGTGGGGCCGCGTTGCGTCCGCGCTGTCAATTGAGCGCGGAATTATTGATGTCGAGCGAGTCGCGCAGTACCTCGGCCAGCCACACGGCCACGAATCGGGCCGAGTCGTCTAGCGGCACGGGGTACCAGTCGCTCCTGATGCCCATCGCGTCCTCGTGCAGGGCGCATTCTAGGCAGTAGGCGTCGTGGCCAATCTGCACCAGCCTGACGGCCCCACGCTCGCCCAGAATCCTCGGATACTTGTCGCTTGCCATCGTCCCTGTCCTCCTCACGCGATGTCATCTTGCGGCGTCGGTGCCCCATGGCACTCACCGAACGGCTTGCCCGAGCCACACGCGCACTCGCCAGCATGCGGGCCCGTGACGAACGCCATGGGCACGGGCGAAGTCGCGTCCGGTGATGCGGGCGCTTGCGCTTCCGGCTCGCTCGGCAGCTGAGCCTCGAGCGCCGCGATCACTGCGGCCAGGTCGCCCGTCTTGCGCGCCACATCGACGGCGGTGCGCAGTCCCACCTCGTACCCCTCGGCGAATGCCCGCGACGCGACGGCCTCGACCATCTGGCACACGTTCTGCCGCGCGATGGCCCACCAGGTGTCGTGGTCGTGCGTCACGGCCTAGCGCTTACCCTGGGCGCGCACACCATGACCACGGCAACTGTCGGTACGTGGTCCACCTCGGTGGCGCCGTCCGCAATACGTGCACGCCCCACGCGAGCCCGTAGGCAAGTCCTGCCGCAATGCTGGACTCCACGGCCACTCGTCGTCGCTCAGCGCGACAGCCAGGAGCATGAGCGTGATGGCTAGTGCGCCGATCACGGGAACGACTCCTCGCGGTAGTCGTCCGCTGACCAGTCGGCCGGCAGCACGACGTGCTCCCACAGCCGATCTACCTCGCCGTCGCCGTCGATCGTGCGCGAGGGGTCAACGTGCGACATCGCGTCACGGGCATGCGCTCGCGTGGCACGCTTCTCGGCGCGATCCATGGCCAGCTCTACGGAGCGGTCGCTCCTGCGCCACCCCGCCTCATCCGCCCTTGCCGCCACCGCTAGCGCTTTTCCGAACTTCCCCATCACCAACGCTCCTGCTATTCGTATTCGGACAGCGCCGTGCTCGCCAGTGCTCGCCGCTGCTCACCGATTCCTAGAGTTTGCGCGCAGATCGGCCACGATGCGGGCGATGGCGTCGAGCTTGCCTTGCTGGACGCACAACTGCTCGCGGAGCTCATCCACTTCCGAGCGCGCCGCATCCACGATCTCGCGGTCCCACTCGACAAGCTCGGGGAATCCGCGACGCAACAGCGCCTCGGTCGTGTACCACCTGGCGCCCTTGGTGTCCGACATGCGAAGCAGCAACTTCTCGCCACACCGCTGCTCCCGCTTCTTGAGCGCGCGGATGAGCCAGAACCGCGTGGCCACGTTCCACTCGCGTCCGAATCGCTTGGCCAAGTCGCGCAGGTACAGCAGTCCGCCCTCCTGGTTGGACTGGTCCGTCATGGCGTCGCTCCCCACATGCGAACGATGATCCTGCGGATGCATTGTCTACGCCCGCGCACACTCATCCGCTCATCTGCCAACTGGAGCGCCCATCCCAGATCACACATGGCGTCCTTCCGAAGATGGTAGCGAGTCGCCAGGTCTTTGGATCGGCGAAGCATGAGTCCAGTGTAGTCGTCGGAGCTAGGCCTTGACACCCACAAGACCAACTCACGATGCGGCCACCGATCAAACCCCAGGCCAACAATCCACCTCTCATTAGCGTTGCTCATGGCGCCTCCACCCCCATCATGGCGACGACCCAGGCCGCCACCTTATCGAGCACGATTTGCCGAATGGTCCTGCGCTTTGGCTTCGCTGCCGCCGCCACGCCAAGCTGCAACACCTCGACGCGCTTCCCGTGCACGAACCGATCGAGTTCGGCCTGTGCGCACATGACCTCGCGGTAGGCTGCCTCGAATCGCCCCTGTGCCGCCTCGGCCTCGTGTGCGGCAGCGAGCGCCGCTCGTCGATGCACAATCTCGGCGTCCGTCTTCTTGGCCAACGCGCGCTTTTCCGCCGCCAGGTGCGAGGCCGCCCGCGCGAGTGCCGAGTTGATCCCGTCGCGGTCGCGCGTCTTGCCCGCCACGCGCGTCGCCTCCCTCGCGAGCGCGCGCTCACCACGGGCCACGCGATCGGCATCATCCACGCGAACGCGCAGCGAGCCGCACGACATCGTGACCCAGTTGTTCGCCGGATCGACCAGATCCCACGTGGCGCCAGTCGTGGGCCGGTAGCAGTTCTCCAGCAGGAACTGATCGCGCCCATCGAGCGTCGCGAGTGCCGTGCGCACGCGGCTCGACTTGGTGGCCGCCGACCGTTGCCGTTGCGTGAGGCCCGCGGCATCGGGGTCGCGCCCGCCGCTCGGCTCGAATGGGCAGGCGCGTAGGCCCAGCAGCGTGGGGGCGTCGCGGTAGTAGAACTCCAGCGGCTCGCATCGGTTCATGGTAGAAACGGCTCCGCTGCTGGTTCGTCAATTCGGTTTGCCATCTCGCACTCCGTCATCATCGGAAGATTGGCCAGCCGTCTAGCGTTCGCCCGGACGACCTCATTGACCTCGACCATTCGGAGCACCTCGTCACGCCACTTGTCCAATTCTTCGGCAAGCATGCCGACGCGCCACTCGTGCCTGCCCTTTCGCCTCGGTGCGTCGCGTAACCGGCGATAGATCGCTCTGGCTCGTCTGTGCGATTCGTCAGATGGCATCAGCGTGGTTCCCCTGGTCGTCGCAGCCACTCGTGCAGCTCGGGTGTCATCGCTGCACCTCGCTCGCCAGCCCCACGACAATGTCGCCGTCGAGAAGCTTGCACCAGTAGGGCGGGGGATTTGGCGGATATGCCGCCGCCCGTTGTTCCTTGTCGACGTGGCAATAGCTTCCGTAGCACTCATCGTAGTGGCACAACGGGCACGTGCCGCAACTCGTCGCCTCAATGCGGGGCGGTAGCGGCCCCGGCTTCTCTACCATGACCACGCCGTCGAGCATGAAGGCGTCGACCAGCACGCGGGGGTCGCGCGGGGGCAGCAGATCGAGCGGCCTACTCATCGCATACCTCGCAGCCCTCGACGTTGTAGCCGCGCGGTCCGTGGCAGCGTGGGCAGATGTCGACCGGCGTCATGCCGAACACGGCCATCAGTGCATCGGCTGTTGCTCGTGCGCGCGCAATCTCGCGTTGCGGATTCGCCCGGTACTCGATGATGCGCCCCGGTTCGTTCACGTGGTCGATGGTCATGGCTCACTGTCCGGTGGGTCGTCGTCGTAATCTCGCTCTGGCACGACTGAAGCATGCCCGACGCTGACCAGCGTCAACAGCGCCTGCCTGACCTTGCCCTCAATCGCCAGCGTTAGGGCCGACAGTAGCTTGGCGTTTGCGGCCTGCACTTCGCCAAGCATCCGCTCCAATGCCTGCCGCTCCTTTGCCGCCACCAACAGCATGTCGGCCGCCTGGTGCTCCCGTGTCTTGCACGCCCTCGCCTCGCCGAGGATGGATTGCTGCTCGCCGTTGATCTTCTCGCAGGTGGCCTTGCACTCGGCGAGCTGTGCCGTGAGTTTCGCTTCTAGGGCAGTCATGGCGTCCTCACGGTCGCACCGTCGTACGAAAACGACTCGATGATGCCGACGCCCAGGTCCGTCGAGCTGCCAGCACCGCTTGCACCGGTTCTTGCCGCAGTCGACATCGATCATCAGTCGTCGCTTCATGTCGTCCTCCTGCCAGTCGGCCGTGTCACTTGCCCTTGCTCGCCTTGTACGCCGCTTCTGCCACGAGGCACTTCTTGCAGCGCACGGGCACATCATG